CATGAGGTATTCATACTTGTTAGCTGCATCTTCATGCTTAGATAGGTACTGTTCCACTGCAATCTCATCTGCTACTGTGTTGAGACGAACAATAACAGGCTTACCAGTGGCTGCTAGTGTCATCTTGAATGCACCAGTGAATCCGTCTTGTGGATCATCAATTTCAAGATCAGTGAGATCAACCTTCACTTTCTTATCAACATGATTACAGCTATTACATGTAACAGATACAGTCTTCATCGGGTTGTAGTTGTTTGCCCATAGCCAGATCATTACATAGTCACGGTCATAGGTGGTTAGTTTCTCATACCAGCTACAATTGTTTAGTACACTCTTGATAATACCATTGAGAGTACGAACATACGTAGTACCAGTAGCAGATGCTAGTAGCTCTTCATCCTTTGCAAGCATGTCACGGTATTCAACAGAAGCAGGATAGCCAAACTTCCCTTTTGATGGTAGATCGAGAACACGAGCATTCTCGGATGGAGCCACACCTTCTGGTTCTTCTACTTTCTTCTTAACAGGTGCTTTTGGTTTAGGTTGAACAGCTTCTTCCTGTTCATCATCCATAAACATTACCTTTGTTGGTTTCATTCTACATTCCTCTTTCGATTATAGATTTTGTGCTGTTATTTACGTTAGAAAAAGTTCTTTACTTTACTACCAACCTGAATAATCTTGGCAAGGGTGTTACTATTGATTACACTGCCAGCAGCACCAAGGATTCTACTCAAGCTACCAATGTCAATACCAGTGGGACTGTCCGCTGTCATGATCTTACTCTGTTCGGCTTGGATCATAGACTTCACTTGTTCGGCTGGGATGATCTTGTGTGATACACTATCACCCGTGAATGTCACATTGTATTGTAAGATACCATTGCTATCATAGTTATACCCGATTGGAGCTATCTCAGTAGGAAAATACCCATGATATGTTGATACGTGTAAATCCAATTCAGTGGAGGACATTCTGATGATCTTCAAGTCTCTCTTGTAGAATGATGGAACATTATAGAACCCATCGTCTCGTGTAATCATAGACTGCCATTGAGTCAGGTAGGCTAGTGTTAACCCATCTTCCATTTCATCAATCCTCATCGACACTGACCCAATATCATTATTAGCGGCAGTGTAAACAAAGCTTGACCCAGCCGTATTCTTTGCTGTCTCGATTGTTGGCATTGGTGCGTCAAATGACGTAACACGATGAGACATCTCTTCCATATCCACAGAGGAGGTTTGTGTTGCAGGGGGAAGAATCAAGCCGTCATATTCAGGGCCGTATAACTCGTACATTGATATGGGTTGGTCAACACTCATATCACCACCAGTAGACCCGAGAGAAGGAAGTTCTACACGCCACAAATACTCAAACTGAGGAAGTTGTGTTTTCTTCCTAGCAATAGCATCAGCAATCTTACTCACACAATCACCTTCTTATAGAAATGGAAAATTACATCGAACGTGATTGTGTCCGATTCCATATATGTTAGAGATGTTTCAGAAATTTCAGTGGGGAAGCATCCTTTCATCAAGAACTCTTGGGATGCAAACATACCAGTCGAGTCGAGAAGTTTGAGTCTGATATCCCTTGAATAGTTTTCTGGGTTCACCTTTGTGTTACCATTACCATGCTGCATCAGGTGAAGCCACTTGTTGAAGAACCTAAACACTTCTAGGTTCTGGTTATCCCATACGGTGACACGAAATGTTTTTGGTGATGTATCGCGTGATGGGTATGCATATTCAACCCCAGCATGATAGCGTTTGATCGTTTCATTCACGGCTGTTGGGATACCAGTTGCTTTCACGTAATACTTAACAGTTTCACCCATAGAACCAAATGGATCAGTGAATGTCACTTCCCACATATAGGCTTTCTGTGGTTCTTTCACTGGGTTCAGAACATCACCAAGAATCCTTCCTGCTCTACCAAATTTAGGAGCCACTTTATTGATCAAACTTTGACCAGCTCTAATAAGCTCTAATGACATGATTCACCGATCCATTTAAGTTAATAAACATTACTACACTATTTATTAGCTATAGCACTCATAAGAGTGGGCGAATCTACCAAAGACCTGATGAAGATATTTCTAGCTCCATTCAAGTCGCGGTCTAATGAAATCCCACCAGACCGAATAACTCTTGATCCACCAACATTTACAATTTCTCCATTCCAAGAACAAGTTTTAGAAGTGTAGGCTTCGCACACGTCGATAACGGTCTTGCCTCTTTCCAAGGCTTTGTTCTTGAGCTTCGTCTTAAAGGAATAATGGCTCCATGTCAACATTGCTCTCACTGTTTTAGATCGCAACCGTCTTTGGCCTTTCCGACTCATTTTGGATGATTCAAACGTTGGTAATAAGATAACATCAAACTCGCTCGTCAGATAATTTGCTACCTGCCAATGAATTTCTGTTATCAAGTTTTTGATCTTGATCCGCATTTTCTTTTGGGCTTTCCTCATTTTGTACTTCTTTCTCCCAGTAGCTTTTGAAGTCCTACTGATCAAATCGTCAAAATGAGAACACAGCCTTACAATGCGACCATAATCATCGTACCCAAAAGAACCATGACAGTTTTCTGAAAAGAACGTCTGAAACGTCCTAATGCCCGGATCAAGAGCAACTATTCTACCTTGGTTCTCGGTATTAGAAATAGTTTGCTTATAAGGCACTTGTAGATAAAACTCCCCGTTTGACAGTACCAGTCTACTATCTAGAGGTTCTTTTGGTATGTCATTGCCGCGCATTTTCATCTTACCCAATGCACGAGGGTAAATCGCGTCTTTCTTTACCGCTGACTTCGGGATGTAAATTGATTGCGTTGTCTCCTTTCTACTTCTGAACTTAAATTTAGGCGGTTGCTTTGTTTGTTTGGTTGCTTTCAAAGAAGCCCAAAAAGCAGCGTGTGCCTCTTTGATGGCAATACCTTTCACTTGGAATGGTGTGTCCCTTGCCCATTCTGGAAATGCTGTTACATTTTTCTTAACGTCCATCCAAGACGGTTTCTTCTCTCCATCAAAATCTCGCATCAGTGCCATGCAGAAGTTGTAACTGTAGCGAGAAACATCAAACCATTCTTTAAGTTTTTTCTTCTGTTCCTTTGTCGGATACAGCCTCACGGATTTTACTTTTGTAATTTCTAAGTCCGTGCAATCTGTAACTGAAGACATGGATGATGCTGAGAAGGTCGGTTCTAAGCTCTTGCTCTGGCGAAAGATTACTTTCTTTGAGAACCACGATCTCGCCTCCAGCCAGTTTGATGATGTGTTCGATAAGCTCGAATCCGAAACGGCAGAGTCGGTCTCCGTGGGCAACCACAACTTTGAGTTTATCTCCTCGCATTGCTCGTTCCAGAATGGTTTTAAGCCCCTTACGCTTATAGTTGAGTCCACTTCCGATGTCTTTGATGATTTCTGCTTCTGGGTAGTGTTCTCGCATGAATTGGACTTGCCGTTCGAGGTCGTCTCGTTGTTTAACTGAAGACACTCGGCAATAGCAGACGACAGAAGCGACTGAGGCATTACCGAGGTAAGACTCAACGTTGTACCTCCTTTGTCCTGACTCTGTTCTGTAGTGTTCAATCTTTCCGTCATCTGCATAAGCTCTCAGGGTGTTTGGGTGGAGGCCGAGTTGTTTTGCTGCCTCCTTTGACGAGACAAACATCGCTTTCTCCTTTATTTATAAAGTTTGTTAATTTTTATGAATGTTTGGTAGTATTTAGTCTACTATGTTTCACCTCGCATAGATTTTCTTTATTTAGTTTTGCTATGTTGTAAATAAAAGAAACATGTTATATGGAATATGTAAATGAGAATCAAAGACATATTTGAAGCAAGACGAAACCCACACCTGAACCCTAGGGTAGATCCATACGACGCTCTGATGATGTTTGCAGACCGGAAGAATGTTTTCGTTACATTCACGGAGATTCCAAAGATCGGAATAAAACCAAACACGAAATGGGATACCCCTGTTGGTATCTATAGCTACCCGCTAGAAAGGGTGATTGATCGAAGCTCAAGTTTCAGTGTCTTTTCTAATGCAGTGTTCCCTAGAAACCAGAAATGGGTCACTGTATTTGAACTAAAGGGTAACAACATACTGGATCTTCAAAACTATGATCATTCTCATGTATGGAAGAGAGTGAGAGATTATGCTTTCCATGAAGGAATGTTGGGTGTAGTAGAACCATACAAGAACTCAAACATTTGGGATGCTGTGAACGCAATTGCCGACTACGTTCAGAGGAAAACTGGTAAGAACCGTGGCGTTGTTATGACTTCAATCATAACGAATGTCATTGGTGTTCACACCGTTGTTGATAGGAAGGGTCTCATCTATAGAGGTGAGCCGGTACAGGCAATTCACTTCAGAACATCTTTCCTGAATGTCCTAGGACAATGGGAGAACAAGCCACCAACACAAGCCAGAAAACAATCTTTCGGGTGGTATCAGCAACAAGAAATAATAGGAAGAACCGTTAACGATATCATTAGAAATGATGATTCTGATATGTTAGTTTACATGTTAGAAGATGAACAAACCCAACTATGGGACAACCAAACATTACTTAGTCACTTCTCAAAGAAATTTGGTATGAGGTTTAATAATCTCGGTGAAGTGATTCACCACTTGAGGAATATGTAAATGAGAATCAAAGACCTACTAGAGTCTCCTACGTTTGATAGGATTCAAAGACTGAGTGCTAGAGAGAAGTTGAACTTGGTTGTCAATGAGATCAACTTGAATGGCTATGACAACTTCAAATACATGACCAGTCCAATGCCGTTGTATGCAAAAAATTTCGGGACATTCACTGTTGTGTTCGCAGAAGGTGAGGACGGTGATGGTGGCTTTAGTAAAGAGTCTAATGCTGTCTGGTTATACACCAAAGACTTCAAGAATCCAAAGAAGGCAATTAGAAATAGCAAGGTGTTAACGGCATTCATACATGAAGCGATTCACCTACAGGATAGTGGCAGGTTTACAAGGATGATTTCTCCCCCTGATCCTAAAGAAGATCCTGATGGCTACTACAACAATCATGCTGAAATGAATGCATATTACCAAGAGGCTATTGATAAATTAGAGCAGACAGTAGAAAGGTATCCTCAACTCATTCAGAAGTTTCAAGACTTCAACTATTTTACAATGAGTATGAATACATTGTTCAATCAGGGGTATATGAGAAATCTGTCAGAACAGAACAAGCGGTCATTGATCAAACGACTTTATAAACACTTCGACGAATATATTAGAGGGAAATGAGATGAGCAAAGACCCATTAGATAGCGTATTTGGTTTTGACGTAGACTCAGAAGACTTTGACTCTATTGAGATTCCTGATGACCCTCAATTGGATCATATCATCCAGTTCTCATTGAAAGAGTATAAGGGAATTAAAGAGATAATTGACTTGATTGAACCAAAGAATCGTATCAAATATTTTGAGATGATGGAACGATTCTTGGCTAATGCCAAAGATGCCATGTATAAGAAAGATATGATCAAGGTGGCTCAAGAGAAGTTGAAGAAGATGGGTCAACCAAAAGGGAGTAGCCAACCCCCAAAAGAAGAAGCTGGGGTTGATAGGAATTCTCTTTATGAGAAACGTAAGCAGTTGAAGGCCGTGAAATAATGAGAATAAGAGAGCTTTTAGAAGCAAGACGCAACCCACACTTGAACCCAAGGGTTGATGCTCTTTCTGCGTTCTCATTGTATGCTAACAATCCAAATATGTTTGTTACGTTCACAGACCATCCGAAAGTGGGCGTAAACCCAAAATCAAAGTGGGATACAACCCCCACTGGTGTGTATACTTATCCATTGTGGTATGTTCTAGATAAGTCTTATAAGACTGGTAGTGTTCATGGGTCTGCTCCTTTTGCATCAGACAAGAAGTTTGTTCAATTGTTAGAGTGGCGGTCTTCTGGGAGGGTTCTTGACCTTCAACACTATACGCCAACTCGACGGGATATGAGTAGTCTTAACTCCCTCATATGGTCTGAGAACGCTAACGCTGATACCCTGACAATCAAAGATGGTATAAGTTTGTGGAAGTGGATTGAAGAGCATTTCTGGCTGAAGTCAAGAAACAAGAGTATTGGGATGTTTAAGATCCTAACAGAGACACTCAACTTCCACAGGGTAGATGACACTAAGGGGGTTATCTATAAGACGGAACCAGTTCAATCGATTTTTCTTCACTATCACAATGTTTTTGTTGCTGAGTTATTTGAGAACAAACCAATGACTGATGTAATGAGAAAGGAATGGAGGTCTCTTGATTCGGTAGGGTGGTTACGTGAATCAATAGATGCACACCTCAACAGGGGAAGCTTTGGTAAGTGGGATTTCATTGAGTTTTATGAAGACATAGTGATGTCTGTGAACATGAACGGATGGGGGGAGTCTTTAAAGAAAGCTTCTGGGGTATCAGATCTTCTTCAAACATACAATAAAGCTTTTGGTGAAAGCGCAATAACACTTCAACAACTATATGAAAAGGTGAGGAATAGATGAGAATCAGAGATCTGTTAGAAGCAAGACGTAATCCACATTTGAACCCTAGAGTAGATGCACTTGATACATTCTCAATGTATGCAAATAGACCAAACATGTTTGTGACATTTACCAATGAGTTCAAGGTGGGGATTAACCCAAATACAATTTTTGATACCCCAGTTGGGGTATATTCGTACCCACTTGACTATCTTCTAAAAAAGGCATATTCAAAGGGGTCAGTGTTCGGGGCTGCGCCTTTTGCATCAACATCAAAATATGTTCATCTTTTTCAGCAGACATCAAGAAACATTTTTGACCTAACGCACTATGGTAGGTCGCAGTATGAGCTTGATAAGAAAAAGCTGCTAAACTATTTTTCGCAGAAAGGGATGGATGCCGAACAAAAAATACACAATATTGAAGTAAGGCATAATGATGTTGGTGGTATGACATATGCCAGAAGAATGTGGTATATGGTCTACGACCTCGTTGGTATCTATACCAGTGGGAAAGTGTCTGTTGAGACAACAAGGGTCTTCTATCGGGTTCTTGGGTATGATGCTGTATATGATCTTGATGGTAAGGGGATCATTCACACCAATGAACCAACACAGGCCGTTCATTTTGATGTAAAGACCATCAGAGTTGTTGAGTCATTCTCAAATAAAGAGATGGGACAAGACAGGATTGAAGCTAGAAGGGAAATGCTAAATCTCGGACAACTTAAGAGGGAATTTGACAGCGTGCTTAACTGGTATTTTCAGGAAGAGGACATCCTTGATACTGGGTATGAGATAAGGTCTGGGAGTGATGATGTCGATAGGTTCATGAGATCTTATCAAAGACACGTTCAGTTCTTAGACCGTGTTCATCAAGTGATAGAGAAAAGACAGAATGATCTTGATTACATAACAAAAGACGATCTATACGATTTGACTAAGAACATCAATGGGGCCATAACAAACGGGAACATTGAGATGGGTAATTTGATCAAAGGGAACTTAGCATTGAGATGGATGTCGAGTATTGCCGATGTTCTTGGTGCATGGATTTATAGGGATGGTACAGTGGAAGATGTTGTTGACGCTATGGGGGTCTCTGTAGCAGGATTGAAGAGACCAGAATCTATGATGAGAGTGAGGAACAGTATCATTGAATTTGTGAACGGAAGGCGTTAATAAAATAAGAGCCATACATGCAAAAGGAAAGAGGACGAAACTTTTACATTCTTTGCGTATGGCTCTTCAAAGACTCAACTAAGAATCAAACCAACAATACAAGAGAAACTCCTGTAGTATTATTTATAAGAAGAGGTGATTTTTGAGGATTAGAAGCAAATATCCCACACCTCTTCATCACCATCATCAAACGAAACATCATTGATAACTTGCTCAACTGAGTCTTCATACCATGCAATCTGTGTGAGCATATACATCACAATTATCATACCCATCACACGGTCATCATTCTTACCTTTGTCTGCTTTGAATGTCTCACCATACTTAGTGAAGAATCTGAGTTCATTCAGAAGGTCTACACTGTATAGCGTCATCCTATCAAGTTCTACTAAGTCTTTGAACTGTCCACAGGCTTCGAGCTTCTTACTGTTGGTGGTTGTTAACCCACGCTTCCCTGTTGGTACACCATCCTTATTGATATCATTGATGAATATAACATCATCGAAAATACTGTCTTCTGATGTTTCTAGTAGACGAAGCACACCTGTACCCACACCATTACTCTCTACTCCCATATAGATATCTTCGGCTCCATTAGCCTTAAAATATTTCAAAGCCTTAATAATGTCCTTTACGTACAGAGTTTGGCTACCCATGTTCTCCGCATATTCGGCACACTGTTCCATTGTGTTGATATCAACTACTTGGAATACACTGTTATCACCACCAACCCCTTCTGCTACGTCAACTCCAATTGCGAGTGATCTTCCTTGAAAAGAATCAACAAAGACCTTGAGGTTTTCATCTAATAGGAGTGACACAGGTTCTTTAGCTGGTATAGCCTCGATCTTGATAGAAGAGACCAGCGTGGCTTTACTGGAAATGAATTCGCCTCGATACTCCTGTCTGTATGTCAGAATACCCACTTCCTTGATCTTTTTCTTCTCCCACTCTTTAGACTGTCTTCCCTTGATTCTATCAGGATCCACTTTGTAATAGTGAAAGCCGTTCGTCTTAGCTAATGCACCAAACACCAATTCAGCATATAGGCCAGCGGTGCCAGCAGGAGTTGAGATGATGACAAGTTTGGTTGTGGATTCATCACCAGCAGCTTCTAGGGCTGGCATGTAGGAAGCATGAGCAAGACGGGCAATCTCGTCGTTAACGAATGAATGCTCATCGAGAACAAGGGTTCCTGTAATGGTTCTACCGCGACCAGTGTTTTCTGATATCACCTGTACGAATACATTAGACCCATTGGTGAATCTCACCTCATGTCCGTTGTATTTGGTCACAGGAGGCTTCAGGAAGGACGGAAGGGCTTCCAGTGTATTCTTGAATCGGGTGAGAAGATCCGTGGCCCCAGAGAGCTTATAGGAAGCCATAGAGCTTGTTATATCCTCATTGAAGATAAGCTCCCACAAGATGTAGATAACAACCATTGCCGATTTACCAGTCTGTCTCGGACTGTTGATCACCGTGAAACGGTTGTTTAGAATTACATCAATTGCATCAACTTGGTAATCACGAGGTTCAAACAACACCTTACCTTTAGGGCCAACCACCTGACAATAGTTGGTTGCGAAATACCAGAAGTCGTCAGCACACTTCAACCACTCCTCTTCTTCCCATTCCGTTAGTGGTTGGTCGTCCTGTGGTTTCTTGACAACATTATAGTCAATATGGTTTTGTGATTTCATTCTGTGTCATCTTTGTTACTATTCTCATTATTCTTCAACCGAAACAATATTCTCTCTTCTCTTACAATCGAGATTATAGCAACTTGTGATTCTCTTTAACTCTGCCGCATGTAATTTGTCCTGTAATATCCCATACATGTCAATCCCCACTCCCAACGCAACC